GATGCTAACGATGAACTTAAAAACAGCAATCGCACTCTATCTGATTTATTGCAATATACAAGGGCTTAACTAAATACAAGATGACTTATAAGAAAAAATTCGTAAATCGTAGTGGAGTATCCAGCCCGATCTCAGGTGCTAATAGCAATTTTGGTGCTTGGAATGGCTCACCTGGTCAAAATGGGTCAGAAACCGGCGGGTGGAATAGTACCGATTTTGGTTACAAAAACTACATGAGTAGGTTACCTGAAGTCTATACTGGTCACCCTAATCGCATAGAAAGATATAATCAATACGAAATGATGGATGTTGATGCAGAAATCAACGCTTGCTTGGATATCATCTCAGAATTCAGTACACAACGAAACCAACATAACAAAACTCCATTTGAATTAGAATTTAAAGAAGATCCTACCCCACACGAAGTAGATTTACTTAAAACTCAATTACAACAGTGGTGTAAACTAAACGAATTTGATACTAGGATATTCAAGATATTCCGCAATGTCATAAAATATGGTGATCAGGTATTTGTACGAGATCCAGAAAACTTCAAACTATATTGGGTCGATATGGTTAAAGTCATCAAAGTCATCGTAAATGAAAGCGAGGGAAAAAGACCTGAACAATATGTACTAAAAGATATTAATATCAATTTACAAAATCTTTCCGTAGCACAAAAAACTAATACAGACTTTGCTGCTAATCCAGCAACTGGTCTAGGTGGTACAGGAGGTGGTACTAATACTCCATATACAGTACCAGCTATGCCTTATAATACAACTGGTTCTAGATTCACACTAGGTCAAAGCGAATCGGCAATAGATTCTAAACATATCCTCCATCTCAGTTTAACTGAGGGATTAGATCGTTTTTGGCCATTTGGTCAATCTATCTTAGAAAACATTTTCAAAGTCTATAAGCAAAAAGAATTGCTAGAAGATGCGGTTCTTATCTATCGTGTTCAGCGAGCACCTGAAAGAAGAATGTTCAAGATTGATGTTGGTAATATGCCTTCACATATGGCTATGGCTTTTGTTGAGCGTATTAAAAATGAGATCCATCAGCGCAGAATCCCAAGTGTATACGGTGGACAAAGTATAGTTGATGCTACATATAATCCACTATCAATGAACGAAGATTATTTCTTCCCAGTAACCGCAGATGGAAGAGGTAGTTCAGTTGAAGTATTACCTGGTGGACAGAATCTTGGCGAAATTGATGATTTGAAATATTTCAACAATAGATTGGCTCGTGGATTGCGTGTACCAAGTTCATATTTACCAACTGGTCCTGACGATAGTGATCGGGTATTAACAGATGGTAAAGTGGGTACAGCGTTGATACAAGAATATCGTTTCAATCAATATTGTGAGAGATTGCAGAACTACATAGCACTTAAGTTAGATGAAGAGTTTAAGTTATTTTTAAGATGGCGTGGATTGAATATTGATAGCGGATTGTTTTCGTTAGTGTTTAATCCACCACAAAATTTTGCTTCTTATCGCCAATCTGAATTGGATACCGCTAGAGCAACGGTATTTGCTCAGATGGAAGCATTTCCTTATATGTCTAAGCGTTTTGCTTTAGAAAGATTCTTGGGATTAACCGAAGAAGAAATCACTAGAAATGAGAAGATGTGGCGTGAAGAAAATAATAAAGAAGAAGATCAAGAACCAGAAGGCAGTGATTTGCGTAATGTAGGTGTATCTATTGGTGGTATAGAAGCTGATGAAGATACTATATCATCTATGGAAGCACCGCCTGCAGGTGAAGCACCACCAGAATTAGGTGTAGCTGGTCCTGTTCAAGGTCCGGGTGCTGGTGCACCACCCGCTGGGGGCGGAGGCTTGACAGCATAAGATAAATAGAATTATGTATATTACTGAAATGTTTGACCCTCCCGTCGAAGGTTTTCAAGATGTTGAAGCTGACAACAGCAAACCAGTATGGCGTACCTCTAGAAAAACAAAGCTAACATTGAGACAGATAAGAAAATTAAGAAAGATGTTAGATGTTAGGAATTATGAAAAGAAGGTACATTTAAAAAATGTACATAATCAATATGGGCCCAAAGCGGCACCAGCCGGAGCTCCTACTCCGTAATTTTTCAACTAAAACTGTATAGTTTAGTTGGAAACACAAAAAATACATGCTTATTACGCTGTTTTTAAAGATACGGTGTAAATATAATATAAGCCATTTCTATTAGGAGAAAACATAATGGACCAACGCAAATTTGAAAAACTCATTGATCTTATTATCAATGAGAACGAAGAACAAGCTCGCTCACTTTTTCATGACATTGTTGTAGAAAAGTCCCGCGAGATTTATGAAAACATGATGATGTCCGATATGGATGAAGGTGATGCTTCCGGCCAATCTATGGACCTTCTTGACGAAATCAATGCTGAAGAAATGAACGAAGATGACATGGATGAAGCTATGGATGACGATATTGAAGATTTCTCTGATGAAGAAGTCATTGATATTGACAGTGATGACACCGGTGAAGATGAGATGGACAATCTTGAAGATACCGTTATCAGAATAGAAGATAAACTAGACCAACTCATGGCTGAATTCGAAGACCTCATGGACCAAGAAGAAGAGGAAGAAGAAGGCGAAGATGAAGAGATGATGGGTGACGAAGAAGAGGAAGAAGGCGAGGAAGAGGAAGAAGAAGGTGAAGAGATGATGGAAGCCATTCAACTCAAGCAAGTCAAAGGTCTCTATGGATCAAGAATCGGCGGTGACGATGGTTCACAAACCCGTAGCACATATGCTGCTAACTCCGGTCAACGCGGAATGGCTAGCAGACCAGTAAAATTCTCTGGTGATAGCGAAACAGTTCCAACTGGTCCTAAAGCTCCATCAAATTATGGTTCAAAAGGCGAGTCACAAGTTAAAGGTGCAGGACAGTTCAAAAACTCCCCAGCACAAGATAACTTCAGTGAGAAAGGCGTTCCAGCACCCAAGGCTGTCAATACACAATCACAAGGTGTAAATGACAAGAGCCCAGTTGCTGAGTCACGCAGAACAACAAAAAGAAGAATCTAAGGAAACCTGAGAAATGGCTTATCTCAGAGAGCATTTGACATTCGACCGCGCAGGTATGGTGGTCGAATCAATCAAAGAAGAAGGTAGTGATTTTAAAACTCTTTATATGAAGGGAGTTTTTATCCAGGGTGGGGTAAAGAACGCAAATGAGCGCGTTTACCCCATTTCTGAAATAGAATCTGCTGTTGATACTCTCAATAACCAAATCAGAGAAGGTTATTCAGTTCTAGGTGAAGTAGATCACCCAGATGACCTTAAAATCAATTTAGACCGTGTATCACATATGATCACTTCAATGTGGATGGACGGTGCTAATGGCTTTGGCAAATTAAAGATTTTACCAACTCCAATGGGACAACTCGTGAGAACGATGTTGGAGTCGGGCGTTAAACTAGGCGTATCCAGTCGTGGATCAGGTAATGTGAACGACATGGATGGCAAAGTGAGTGACTTTGAAATAGTCACAGTGGATATTGTCGCACAACCAAGCGCACCAAATGCGTATCCAAAAGCAATCTACGAAGGTATCATGAACATGAAATATGGACATAAGGCTTTGGAACTTGCTAAAGATATAAAGGGCGACAAAAAAGTAGAGAGATACCTTAAAGAAGAAGTATTGCGTCTGATTAAGGATCTCAAAATTAATAAAGGGGAATAAGCATGTTTGATGCTATAAAGCCACTAATGGCAAGCGGGCTTATTAACGAAGATATCGGGCAACAATTAAATGAAGCTTGGGAATCTAAGTTAAACGAGGCTCGTGAACAAGTTCGTGCCGAATTAAGAGAAGAATTCGCACATCGTTATGAACATGACAGAAGCGTAATGGTTGAAGCCCTTGATCGTATGGTTACAGAAAGTCTTGAAGGTGAGATCACAGAATTTTATCAGGAAAGACGAGCTCTAAACGAAGACCGAGTAAAAGCTAAAATGAAAATGCAGGAAAGTGCTGTAAAATTTAATAACTTCATGGTTACTAAACTAGCCGAAGAAATCAAAGAACTACGCACCGATCGTAAAATTCAAACAGAAAATCAACATAAACTTGAACAATTCATCGTTCACGCTCTTGCAAGAGAAATCAAAGAATTCTCACAAGACAAAAAAGCAGTTGTTGAGGCTAAGGTCAGATTAGTAGCTGAAGGGCGTAAACAATTAGAATCACTCAAGAAGAAATTCGTCAAAGAAAGTTCTAAGCGTGTAAGTCATGCAGTAGCCGTTCAATTAACGGGTGAAATGCACCAACTAAAAGAAGATATCAAAGTTGCTAGAGAAAACAACTTTGGTCGTCGTTTATTTGAAGCATTCGCTGGTGAGTTCTCAGTAACTCATCTAAACGAAAAGGCAGAAACTAGAAAATTAATGAGTCAACTAGCTCAGAAAGATCGTCAGCTAGCTGAATCCATTAAAGTAGCCAATGAGTCCATCGAATTGGCTGAACAAAGAGAACGTGAAGCTAGAATTATCAAAGAATCTAATCAACGCGAAAAGGCAATGAGCGAACTACTCTCGCCTCTAAACAACGAAAAGGCTCAGGTAATGAAAAGCTTACTAGAAAGCGTCCAAACACCAAAGCTAAAGGCCGCTTTCGATAAATACTTACCAGCAGTTCTTAATACAGGTAGCGAAAAAATAGCACCAAAAACTATCATCCGCGAAAATATTAGCGAAGTAACTGGTAACAAAACTGCTAAAAAACAAGTTGAAGTAGAAGATCAGGATAATCTGATCGACTTTAAACGCCTAGCAGGGCTTTAATCTAGACATAAATTAGGAGAAATAAAATGTCAAAAGTACTCTTAGAAAGCCGTTGGGGAGAGACCAAAGAAGCTCTGTTGGAAGGCTTAAAAGGAACTCGTCGCTCAACAATGGGTGTTATCTTAGAAAACACCAAAAAGCAACTACTAGCTGAAAGCACAGCTGGTACAACTACTGCTGGTAATATCGCTACATTAAACCGTGTGATTCTTCCAGTAATCCGTCGTGTCATGCCAACAGTTATCGCTAACGAATTGGTAGGCGTTCAGCCAATGACAGGACCAGTTGGTCAAATCCATACTTTGCGCGTTCGCTACGCAAATAACTTGACTGACAACTCTGCTGCCGCAACAAGCGTCACAGCAGGTCAGGAAGCTCTTAGCCCATTCTTGATCGCTCAGGCTTACTCTCGCACACCTTATGGCACAACTACTACTACCGCTTATAACGGTAATGATACTGCTGCCCTAGAAGGTAACGGCGGTAAACAAATCTCTGTGCAAATCTTAAGACAGGCTGTTGAAGCTAAGTCACGCAAGCTACAAGCTCGCTGGACATTCGAAGCCGCTCAAGACGCTCAGTCACAGCATGGTATCGACGTTGAAGCAGAAATCATGGCTGCTCTAGCTCAGGAAATCACTGCTGAAATCGACCAGGAAATCCTCCTATCACTCGCAACTCTAGCTAGCACTGAATTTACATACAATCAGGCTACAGTTTCGGGTACTGCAACTTATGTTGGCGACGAACACGCTGCTCTAGCTGTTCTCATCAATCGCGTTGCTAACTTGATCGCTCAACGCACTCGTCGTGGCGCTGGTAACTGGGCAGTGGTATCATCCGCTTCTCTAACAGTTCTACAAAGCGCAACAACTTCTGCTTTCGCAAGAACAACAGAAGGTACTTTCGAGGCCCCAACAAATACAAAATTCGTTGGTACTCTAAACGGCGCTATGCGTGTGTTCGTTAACAGCTATGCACCTGACACTCAGCCTGTATTGGTTGGTTACAAAGGTTCTAGCGAAACTGACGCCGCAGCTTTCTATTGCCCATATATTCCGTTGATGAGTTCTGGTGTTGTTCTTGATCCGACAACATTCGAACCAGTCGTAAGCTTTATGACTCGTTACGGATACATAGAATTAACCAACACCGCCAGCAGTTTCGGGAATGCCGCGGATTATGTGGGAGAGATAGCCGTGCAAAATTTGACCTTCCAATAAAACAGAAGCAAGTTTATTTACTCAAATCAAAAAGCGCACTTCGGTGCGCTTTTTTGTATCTAAATATTAGGTGATGTTGCGGTACAGATAAATAATAGTATGAAAGAAATTAACGAAGTAAAACCCTACACTTATCTTGTAAAACACAAAGCAACAGGTAAAGTATATTATGGTAGTAGATGTCAGAACTTTACTAAATTTAATAGAACTCCTTTAGAAGATTTTTGGAATTATTATACTACAAGTAGCGAAAATATTAATAATATTATTAAAACTGAAGGCAAAGATGCGTTTGAATATGAAATACGCAGGACATTCAATAGTATTGAAGAAATGGCTAGTTGGGAAAATCGTGTATTAACTCGTAGTCGGGTATTAGAACGACAGGATATTTGGATGAATGGAAATATAGCAGGTTATAAAATAGTTACTGCTGCCGGAGCAAAGAAAATTAGTGAAACTCATAAAGGTGTACCTAAAACACAAGAACACAAAAGAAAGTTAAAAGAAAGTAATTTTGAGACAAACAAAGGACGAATTCAAACTGAAGAACATCGTTTAAAAAATTCAAGAGCCAATAGCGGTAAAAATAATCCTATGTATGGTCCTTGCTCATCTGAAAGGGCCGCAAATATTAGTGCTGCTAAAAAAGGCAAACCGGCACCTAACAAAGGGGTGCCAATGAGTGAAAAACAAAAACAAAAAATAAGAGAAACTAAAGAAAAAAATAAAGTAGTGTTGACTTGTTTAGTGTGCGGTAAATTTATGAGAGAATCAAATTTTAAACAATATGGTCACGGACTCAATTGCCAACAACAGCGTGAATATGTTTATCCAAAATAGTTGACTATAATCAGAGTATATGATAGTATTACTATTAATTAACAACTTTAATAAGATAAAATGAACAAACAAGACACATATGAAATGATTACTCCGGTACTTATCCAGTTTGAAAAGTCAGAATGGGTTCATCCTGAAATTGAAAATTTGTTGGATTGGGAAATTGATGGAATTAATCCTGGAAAATGGTCATATAAAGGATTAACTAGGATTTATATTGAGAATACCGTAAAACAATACGCCTATATAGTAATATTATCACAAGAGCTAGAAGATGGTAAAATTCCAATGTCGCATATACTAATGCAACTTGAAGTAATATTATTTGAGGATACATGGATGCCAGGAGAAAAACAGTTTTGCTTTACTAAGTTTGGTAAAACACTATCAAAGTCATTTGGTTATGGTAAAGGTACACATATAACATTTGCATCACCTGATGTGGGGATTCAAAATAAGGACGGAGCATATAGCTGGAGTTCATAAATTTATAGTTACAATATGGCGTAAAAAACGCAAAGTAGCATAAATAACATTATCTACTCAATCGGGATGGGAAGATTTAAGAGGCTCTATGTGAGCCTTTTTTTTATTTGCTAAATAGTTGATGATTGAGATTGTATATACCTTAGTAGTCACGCATATTACCATAGTATGTGTGACTTTATTTTTGCATCGAGGTCAAGCGCATAGATCGTTGATATTTTCCCCAGTGTTATCACATTTCATGAGATTTTGGTTATGGTTGACTACCGGGATGAGAACCAAAGAATGGGTAGCAGTTCATAGAAAGCATCACCGTTATTCAGATGTTGTCGGTGATCCACATAGTCCTAGAGTATATGGGTTATGGAAAGTATTTCCATTTGGTGTGATTTTGTATAGCCGTAGTGTAAGAGATAGAGAGTTAGTCAAGCAGTATAGTGTTGGTGTAGTAGATGATTATATTGAGCGAGTGTTGTATACACCGCATGCCTTTGTTGGCATATTGATCATGTTATTGATAGATTTTTTATTATTTAGTTATTGGGGGTTCTTGATATGGGCAGTGCAGATGATATGGATACCATTTTGGGCTGCTGGTGTGATAAATGGTATTGGTCATTATTTTGGTTACCGTAATGATGAGACTAGAGACCACTCTAGAAATATAGTGCCATGGGGGATCATGATTGGTGGAGAAGAGTTGCATAATAATCACCATATAAATCCAGCCAGTGCCAAGTTATCAATGAAATGGTATGAGTTTGATATTGGGTGGTTGTATATTAGGATATTCAAGAGTTTAAGATTATTATCTGTGAGATAAATATTTAAGAGTCATAAGAGAGTGCTATGGGATTTACATTTAATGGGATAAGTTATAGTGGTGGATTAACCGTTGCCAATCCAGTGTTAGATCCTGTGATCTCATCCACTTCGTTATTGTTAAAGACTGGTAGCCAGTTGACGCAGAATACAGTAGTAACTGATTCTAGTGTTAATAATTTTACTGTTACTAGAAATGGT